GCAAAGACCTCCGAGACCAACGCTGCCGCCAGCAAGACCGCTGCGGCGAACAGCGCTTCAGCGGCGAAAACCTCCGAGACCAATGCCGCCGCCAGCAAAACCGCCGCTGAGGGCAGCGCTTCGTCTGCCGCACAGTCTGAAGCTGCTGCTGAAGCCGCCGCGCAGCGGGCGGAAGATGCAGCCGAAAAAATCGACATGTCTAATTATCTTCTGAAAACCGGGGACGGCAAGGATGTCACTGTCACCTTTTCCCCATCTTCTGATGCGGATTTTTCTGCGCCTGTCTCCGGCTCAAAGCTCTCTGCTGTTATGGTCATGCTGAGCAAATGGCGTAACTTCATTTCCCGTGCCCTCACTCCTACGGGGGCGATTCTCTCTTATGCCGGGAACTCCGCTCCCGTCGGCTTCCTTCTTTGTGATGGACGTGCTGTGTCCCGCACGACATATGCGGCACTTTTCGCAGTCATTGGGACTACTTTTGGTTCCGGCGACGGTTCCTCTACCTTCAATCTGCCAGACATGCGCGGCCGGGTCGCTGTGGGGGTAGATTCCGATGCTAATTTAGGCACGATCGCGGGTGTTCAAACAGTCAGCCTGACAGCCGCGCAAAACGGGCCTCACAACCACACGACTTTAATTGATTATAAAAACTTAATGGGTACTCCAGAAGGCAGCAATAGCTTCCAAGCGCGCCAAGAGCCTGCCGGGGCCGTTACCACAGGTCCTTCGGGGAACGGTGCAGCTCACGAAAATCGTCAGCCAAGCCTATACCTTAACTATATAGTGAAGGTGTAGCGATGGCTGCATCAGTGACATAGCCTGCCCTCCGCCTATATTTAATGAAAAATGGCCGACAGAACTAGCCCCGGCATCGCTTGCCAGATCGCCACCGCCACGATATTTCCCATTATTTGTGATTGCTGGCTTGAATATTCCATTTACCGTCTGGATATTCGTCCCCGTGTTTGAACTGTGCATAACAATGCTCCCGCTCAATACAGGCAATTCCGCATTCGTGAGAGCGTGGTTTTTTGCACCAGACTTCACACCTAAATTAGCATCGGAAGCTTGTGTTCCAAAAATAATACAAAACATGTATTAAATGATACCCTCCTAAAAAAAGGAGGGTATCATTATGCGTAAAAAATTGCAAACATACCAAGGGGTTATTGCTTATAAAGCGGATAAAACACCTGTTAAACGGGTGTTTTACGGGCGGTCAAAGGCCGAAGCCAAGGCAAAATATTTTGCATATATCGCTGAACATGGGCAGGCTGAAAAATGTTCCGACCTGTACACGGTGTCGGGCTGGGCCGCGCAGTGGCTGCTTCTGTACAAGCGGCCCTACATCACAGATCCGGCATATAGCACCACATATGAACTGCCAATTCGGCGGCATATCCTTCCAGCACTTGGACACATGCTTCTGGTGGATGTGACGCCAGCGGATATCCTGCGGTTCTATCAACAGGCATCCAGTCTCTCTCCCAGCATGTGCGGGAAGATCCGCATGTGTGTCAATGGGATTTTTCGCAGCGCATGCAGTAATGGGCTATGTACCAGCAACCCCGCCGACGGATGTAAGCTGGAAAGCATGGCTCTGCCTCAGATAAAGGAGGTCTACAATGACAGACAAATCGAGATCGCCTCCCGCTGGTTTTTGAGCCGTATGCCGGAGGTCGTATTACTATTGGAAACCGGCATGCGCCGTGGAGAGCTGGTGGGGCTGCATCCCGAGGACATTGACCGACGACGCAGGCTTTACCGAGTGCAGCGCAGTATCGCATGGGTATCGGGCAAGCCGGTGGAGCGCTCTCCCAAGTGCGGAAGCTATCGCGTCTGCCCTCTTTCCGACCGGGCATTGCAAGCCATAGATGCTCTCCAGCGACGCTACGCGGGAAAGTATCTCATTTCCGGTGATACCGCCCTAAGACCCGATACATGGAGCCGAAGGCTCAAGGCGGAAATGGCAAGACTTGCACAAGCGCACCCCGGCATGCCGGAGCTTACCGCACATGAACTACGCCACACCTATGGAACCTACCTGCGCCGGCATGGCGCTGACATCTATTCAATAAGTAAAATATTAGGACACAAGGACATCTCCGTCACGGCGCGCATCTACGTCCACAATGAGATTGCAGAGCTGCGTAAGGCTGTACGGTGGTGTAATCGTCGTGACCTGATTCAGGAGGATATAGACCATGAGTTTGATCAGACTGGCAAACGGCCATAAATACGAAATCGAGCAGCCCAACGAGGGCGAAGGCATGTTGCGTAATCGTAAGCGTAGTACCGTACAAATCACATTCCGCGCAGGTGCAGAGCAGTTTGACGCTATCCGGGCAGATATCATACCCGAAAACCTTGAATCTTTCCGCATCTACTATCCGGACAACGAGACGGCTGATGAGCCGGATGAGCAGCTGGCCGGAGTTGCGCATAAGGATTTTTCCGCATACGCCCTTGTGGGCGATTGGGAGGATAAAGAGGTTGAGGTGCAGAAAGAAACCAGCAAAACACCGGCTGTTTATGGCCGTCAGCTTTCTGTCACACTGGGCGAACGGCTGGCCAGCGATACGTAACCACAGCACCCCCAACGGGGTGCTTTTTTTACTCTGGAGGTATACCATGGCGATTTTTAAAGGCCGAGTACGGGTGCGGTATGGGTACAGCCGGTGGGGCTATACCCGGAACAACGGCAAGGGCTGGCACGGTGGCAGCGACGAGGAAGGGCTGGACAGCTCTACTATCCTGATGCCTGATTACAAGGGCAAAACTATTTCCGGACGGGTCATTACAGCCCGCAAAGTGGACAAGTCCACAGGCAATAAAACATGGGAATGGGGCTGGTATGTGTGCGTGGAGCTGGATGCGGGCCAGACGCCAGACGTGGTGAACTACCTGTATTTCTGCCACAATGCGCGGAACCTGGTATCCGTGGGCCAGCGGGTGAAAAGCGGTGATGCGCTGGCGGTGATGGGCAACACGGGCAACGCGGCGCTGGCAAGCCCGCCCTTTGCACACTGCCATTTTGAGGTGCGTGCCACGACCACCGGGGCAGGGCTTGATCCTACGGCATACACCGGGCACCCCAATGCTGTGGGCACATATGGTGCAGCAATCAACGGGACGGAGGATGAGAATATGAAATTTTTGAAGGTACTTTCGGAAAAGTGTGAGGTGTTCTCGGCCGCGGATGTGACCGCTGTCGATATGGAATACAACGGTGGCCGCCTAAAGGTGGGCGAATATCACCCGGTGCAGGCCGAGGTGGGCAGCGATGGCACTTATACCTGGGTGCGAATCCAGGCTGGCACAGAAAAGCGTTATGCTGTGGTGCTCCCCGACCGCAGCGAAATCGTGAGCCTTTCCGCTGGGGATGCTATCACGGCATGTATGGCGCAGGCTGGCGGTGGCGATACATCCGGGTTTGAAGCGCAGATTGCGCAGCTTACAAAAGAGCGTGACGCGGCCACACAGCGCGCGGATGCTGCGGACAAAAAACTGTCTGATATTAAGGTGTATGTTGCGGGCGTCTAGCGTCAGCTATATCCTGTCATTTCTATGTATGCTTTTTCATTAAGGAGGATGTTTTTATGCAGGCTTTTCTTCTCATTCTATCGCTTGCGGTCATCGTCGAGGCTCTGGTGCAATATGCGAAGACCGTCATTAAAATGCTTGAGAACAAACAGTACAAAACCTTCGGCACGCAGCTGGCTGCTATCTTCATTGCAGTCTTTATTTGCTTCGCCGCTGGGGCTGATATCTTTGCTCTTATGGGTATTTCTTTCTCAGTTCACTGGCTGGGCACGCTGCTCACGGGGATCGTCATTTCCCGTGGTTCCAACTATGCAAGTGACCTCATCAAAAGGTTTCAAAACCCGGATATCGGAGAGACTGTTCTTGAGGATATTCTTGGTGCTGCGGATACTGCAAACAAAGCCGAGACACGCACTAGCGGTGTACCTCCCAACGCATGACAAAAGGGTGCGGTGCAAACGCTGCAAGCCGCTCCATTCGCACCCGTAATCAGGCGATTTTGAATACGTTAAAAGGGCGTTTACAGGGACTTTTCAACCCGCTGTAAACGCCCTTTTCTTTTTGGTTTTTTGTTGCAAAACTGCAACACACTTTTCTCATTCTTTCTGAAAAAATTTCTCATTCTTTTTGAAAAGCAACAGCCGGACCCAGGCGAAAAATCCGCCACCATCGGCGGGAATATTTCGACCAATGCAGGTGGGATGCGGGCCGTGAAATACGGCGTCACCCGCGACTATGTGCGGGGACTTACGGTTGTGCTGCCGACCGGCGAGATCGTGGAACTGGGCGGAAAGATTGTGAAAAACAGCTCGGGCTATAGCCTGAAGGATTTGATCGTGGGCAGTGAGGGAACTCTGGGTGTGATTACTCAGGCGGTGCTTAAGCTGCTGCCCTTGCCCTCGCACAGCGTAAGCCTTCTGGTCCCCTTTGACAGTATGGAGGCGGCGTTGGAGGTGGTGCCCTGTATCGTGCGCGCCAAGGTAAGCCCGACGGCCATCGAATATATGTCCCGGGAAACCATTTTATTTTCGGAAAGCTATTTGGGCAAAAAGTTCCCGGACACCCATGCGTCGGCTTATATCCTGCTCACCTTTGACGGCAACGCTGCCGCACAGGTGGACGGGGAGCTGGAGGCCGTGGCGGAGTTATGTCTGGAGCATGGGGCACAGGATGCATACATTGTAGATACCGATGAACGCAAAAAAAGCGTATGGGACGCGCGCGGCGCTTTTTTGGAGGCCATCAAGGCCTCCACCACCGAAATGGATGAATGCGATGTGGTGGTGCCCCGCAGCAAGGTTGCGCAGTTCATCCGTTATACCTATCAGGTCGCGGAAAGCGTTGGCCTTCGCATCCCGAGCTTTGGTCATGCGGGTGACGGAAATCTGCACGTCTATCTTTGCAGAGACAGCTTGGAGAAAGAGGAATTCCAGCGTCGGCTGCAGCAGGCCTTTGCGCTGATGTATGCCCGCGCCGGGGAATGCGGTGGGCTTGTTTCGGGTGAACACGGAATAGGTTGGGCAAAAAGAGAATACTTGGCCCAGCAGTGTGGGGCGGTACAAATGGAACTAATGAGGGGGATTAAACATGTGTTCGATCCCAATCATATTCTCAACCCGGATAAGATTTGTTGTAGTTAGGAGTATTGAAATCTGTATTAGGGCGTATTGAAGGCTATACCGTCTGTTCAAAGGGTATTGAAACCTTATCTGCATCAAAAACAATATTTTTTATCATCAAGGACATCTGCAATATATTGTAGGAAGCTAGCTTCTCCTTCTTGGTTAACAGCAATGACTGCACTCTTTTGTTAGAAAATTGGAATGGCTACTTCGTCTGCCAGGAGGATTACAGTATTCCTTTCCGTTGCCGGGTGCCACGTAGCCGCCCGGGACGGTGTTTGTTCCGGAGACATCCACGGGCTGTTTGAAAACATGCGTCGCGTGATTTTTGACGGTATGGGATCTACCAACGAGACGCTGCTGTCTGTTATGACGCAAAAGCAGACGATCTTATGATGTGTTCTTTGATCAAACAGGATAAAACAAAAAATGGAGCATTGCCGCTGCCGGTATTTTTGGCATTTTTCTCATTGGTCACGACCGCAAGCGGATTTTCCAATTCGTTTATCCCCGCATTTTTGGTGAGCCTGCAGCTGCCGGACTATATGTTCGGCCTGGTTTATGCGATTGCGAGTTTTATGATTTTCATACTTTCTCCCTTTTGGGGGAAACTGAGCGAACGGATAGGGCGCACACGCGTGATTGCCGCCGGCTGCCTGGGGGCTGCATGTGGACAGGCGCTTTTTTGCACTGCCACGGGTGCGCCTCAAATTATTTTTGCGCGCGGTGTCACGGGCTTCTTTGCGGGCGGTTTTTTGGTGGGGTGTCTCTCGTATGGTGGGGATCTGTGCAATCTCCGGGGCAGCAGTGTGCCGATGGCGTGCAGTGCTGTTGTAGAAGGAACTTCCGGTGCTTTTGCATACCTGTTCGGAGGTTTGGCCGCATATAGGAGCATCCGGCTGGGATTTGTCTGTCAAATTGGGCTTTACCTGACGGCAGGGCTCTATGCGTTGCTCGCTATGC